GGAAACCAGCAATTCTAATATTTTCACACAACCTATTTGGGTAGCATCATTAATACTGTCTTTGGAGGGGAGTTGTTGTGGGCAATTATCCAATATATATCGCACTACATCCAAATTGCAGGTCCTAATCATCTTTGAAATAAATCCTCGAGGTAGGGTGATAGAAGGACTTATGGACATCAACACATCAAGCATTTCAGATGTGGCCTTAATATGATGAGTTTTGAACAATGCATTCATAAGATAATAATTAACTAACCCATTCGGAGTGGACGGTATTTGAGTCCCCCCCATCTGAGGTACCCATTGTGGTGGTAAACTAGCATTATCTATGGTGACTTGTCGCGTCAAAATATCCAGGATTTGGTCTTTGATCAATGCCATTATCTTATGACTATTGAATTTAATCAACTTGTTAAGAACAGACACATCAATTCTGGTAGTCCATCCTCTCAACTCTAACCATATAAGAACTTGGGGATAATCACCTATTATAGCACTGTCGAATATAATCGAATCGTCCAATTGATGAGAGCTAACTTCTTCAAATTTCATAAACCAATCCATTAATTCCACGCTACCATGTTGTGCTGCACGATAAAACAATCGAACATAATCGATGAATAAACTTGAATCCTGTTGATGCATCCATTGAACGAACTCAATATTTCCATCATCTATCGCTAGATCGAGTCCGTTCGAATCCAGTGTATATTTACTGAAATTAATATAGTTGTCCTTCATCGAAATGTGTGGATCGATATATTCCAACACTTCGGGATAATTCATTTCAAGTCGACGTCTCCACAAATCATCGCTATTACATAGAGACCTAACATATTCATCAACCTGACATACATGAGTTAGGGATGCATCATCCAATTGCAGAAGAATATTTATATCAATCTCTGGAACTCCGACCATAAATACATCTCTCGATGAGACCTGTCCTTTCCCTAAATATTGAAGGGTATAAACCTCATCGTCGATGTTCTGTCTACCATCCAAATGTTTCTTAATGGTTTTTTGATCATTGTAATTCAAAAATGAAGCAATGGTGATTGACAAAGGAATCTTGTCGTCAATATCAATGATGATGTAATATGTAGAAATACCTTGAGTATTGGTTAATTTGACAAAATCCCCAATCTTGATGAATAGACCTGACATATTCAGTTGATGAACTTCTTTTCATATATTAAAAAAAGAGTTCAATCATCAATCACAAAATGGGAAATTCATCGGATTCTGAATCCGAATCAGATCATAGTACGCGGAATTATCCACAAGATACTCACTCTTCAGATCAATATGATTGTCAAAACGAAAATCATATTTGTGATTGTAGATATGGAGGTAATTGTTTGGTGGCTGTTGCAATTATGGTTATTATCGGTATAATTATCATTGGTGTCTATTATTGGTTATCTAAATATACTCAAAGTCATGATCTTAGTTCAAATGAAGGTCTTGGTAAAATGTTATCGAAGATACCAGGGGCAGGAGCAATATTTTGGGAATTAACACATCTAATCTTATTTGGAATATTGGGATTTTTCTTTCCAACATGTGACGCCGTTATCATATCAATAGGTGCTATGTGGGAAATGATTGAACATTATCTATCTATCAATTTGGCTCCCATCAGAAGACCCGTTGCTTCTGGACAAGGCTATGATGAAACACAATGGTGGTATGGGAGTGCGGTTGATATAGTAGTTGATATTATCGGGTTCTATATTGGTAAATCTCTTCGATTGTTGATGCTTCCGCCAAGTCCTAAAAATTGTGAAAATGATAATTGTAGAAAGTGTGACAATACCGGTCATAGATGTGATGGATACCATCTTCCTAAATTTGTAGATGGCGATATTGATTTATTCCATTTCCGATGACGGGGAAAAGTTATAGGAAATCAATATATTGGTCGAACTTCGGAAATGACCCGAGAACCCCGTACATAAATATTGTCCTCATTTATATTTATGACGTTTTACTGTAATGATAATGGCAGATATTAATGCTATAATAAAAACCCCAAAAAATACTATGGTTAGGATAAAGGGGGTTCGTTGAACCGGATCTAGATCATTCACTTCTAATTTTGCATTAACTAGGGACCCCTCTGGATATAGGGGAATTATATTCGACATTTCCTTCATTAGCATTTCTTCCAATTGTTCCTTTGAACATGCATCAACATGTTCAAAGGAATGTATATTTCCAAAATAAAGACGTTTCTTCTTGTAGTCCAATCCTGCTACCATAATAGATGCTTGTAATTTCTTGGCAATGTAATAATAACCAGATTTCCATTCGGACGCTTCAAGTTTACCCTCAGGTGATATGATTAATCTAATATCTTTGTCCTGAAATTGTTCAACTGTTTTCTCAACAAATCCATTACCCGAATCTTCGGATCTAGTTGCCGGGACACATCCCATAGGTCTCAACGCCCAACCCCAACTATCGAAAGCTTGTGGTTTGACTACTAAATGCATATGTTTCTTTATTCTTGGGTCCGCTTGCCGATACATCATTAGTAATGAAAAATCCCAATAACTAGTATGAGATATAACAACTATTATTTTTTTGAAATGAGGATCGGTAAATCGTCTAATCTCTCCCTCGGGTGGTAATCGCCATCCCCATGATTGCAATAATGAACTACATAATATCTGACTCATAATTAATGTGTTCTATCTGTCATATTTTGTATAGATGATATAATTTTACTTATCTAACTTGATATAAGGATTTATTTTTGTATTTTATCTATTTATAAAAAGATATCAGGTTTGCTATCAACATATCAAGATGACCCAACCTTTTTACCCTCCCCCAAATACGCCACAGTATATACCACAATATGAATCACCTCAAGATATACCACAATATACGCCATATGTATTTCCCCCAACTACAATACCAGTATCCCCTGTACCTGCACCAACCCAAACATTTTCGCCGTCGTCAGGTACAATTCAGTCTAATCATTCAAGTTTTAATCATCCTATTTCAGCTCCCATTCAAAATTATGCATCTGTTCCTATCCCCTCAAGTCCACAGCCCAAAAATTCTTTTTCCGTGATGAACTCATCAGGTTCTCGATCTACCAACCCCTCACCTACCTTAATGATGTCTCCCGCAACTGTCATCATGCCGTTGCCTCCAATTAACTATGTAAATCCGAATGCAAATTCAACTAATCATGCAAATTCAACTAATCATGCAAATTCAACTAATCATACAAATTCAACTAATCATACAAATTCAACCAATCATGCAAATTCAACTAATCATGCAAATTCAACTAATCACGCAAATTCAACCAATCATGCAAATTCAACCAATCATACAAATTCAACCAATCATTTAAATTTTGTGACACCACTGGGTTATGATAATAATTGTCAGGTTATCATACCACAGGTTCCATCAACAGCACTCGTCACGAATAGTTACTATTCTCCTTCAATTGGAAACAATAATCGATAAAATAATAACAATTCGCCCCGATATTATTAACACTTCGCCTATATTTCCTTCTGGATACTATTAATCCCTTGACTTGGTCATCTGTTACGTATTGATTATACTGATTTTAATACTCTTCTGATAAGGTGATGGAAATATAATTCCATACCGGTTTTATGAACCTTTAGTCAACTAAATATATATCCAGGTAGATATATATTTTTTCTTGTTTTTATTGTTTTTCTATATTACAATCATCAAGCAATTTCACACTCATTCTTCACTTTTTCTATCATCAACACCATTCCCTCTAAACACCAATTTCCCGTTTTCCATCGCATAACCTTTTCCGATCAAGGTGTTGTAAACAACTTTTCCGATCATAATCTTTCTACCCGTAATTGGATTCTCCACCTTCCCCGCGACCAATGCATTGGCATTAACAGATGAATCTTTCTTCGATGCTATTTTCAAATAGCTTTCAGCACCAGCTGCGTGTCGAATTGTTGGTATAATTCGACGCTTCCAATCGTTGCCAACAGCTTTTTCTGACATGAAATACATATCACCGTGTCCCAAATCCAACTTGCAACGTTCCCCGACGGGATTTCCCTTGTAATACCATTGATAGTGAAGTGGAATCTTCACGCCCAAACGGACTGCGACGACAATTTTTCTTTCACCATCCCCATGAAATCCAATGCCACAATTAGAAGGTACTGGGACATTGTTTGATATAAATAAATATATTTGATTAGAATAAGCTAGCACCATCTTCATCTGGTAGAATTGGTGGTTGTAATGATGCCATCCATTTAAGAACACCCAAATGACCTTTTTCTGCGGCCCGAGTAGCCCCATATTTATCTGGTAGAAGAGGTGGTTGTAATGATGCCATCCATTTAAGAACATCCAAATGACCTTCCATTGCAGCACCACGAACCCCATCTTCATCTGGGAGAATGGGTGGTTGTAATGATGCCATCCATTTAAGAACATCCAAATGACCCCCGTATGCGGCCCAACTAGTACCATCTTCATCTGGGAGAATTGGTGGTTGTAATGATGCCATCCATTGAAGAACACCCAAATGACTACGTCTAGCAGCATCATTAGCACCTTCTTCATCTGGGAGAATTGGTGGTTGTAATGATGCCATCCATTTAAGAACATCCAAATGACCTTCCACTGCAGCACCACTAACCCCATATTCCTCTGGGAGAATGGGTGGTTGTAATGATGCCATCCATTTAAGAACATCCAAATGACCTTCCATTGCAGCCCAATTAGCCCCATATTCATCTGGGAGAATTGGTGGTTGTAATGATGCCATCCATTGAAGGACATCCAAATGACCTTTTTCTGCAGCCCAATTAGCACCTTCTTCATCTGGGAGAATTTGTGGTTGTAATGATGCCATCCATTGAAGAACACCCAAATGACCATTTCCTGCAGCCCCATTAGCACTTTCTTCATCTGGTAGAATTGGTGATTGTAATGATGCCATCCATTTAAGAACATCTAATTGACTATGTCTAGCAGCCCAATCAGCACCTTCTTCATCTGGGAGAATTTGTGGTTGTAATGATGCCATCCATTGAAGAATATCCAAATGACCATTTGATGCAGCCCATTTAGCACCTCGTTCACCTGGGAGAATTGGTGGTTGTAATGATGCCATCCATTGAAGAATCCCCAAATGACCTTCTCCTGCAGCCAAATTAGCACC